CATTTAAAGATTTGAAGAAGAATTCGTCGGATTTCAGCAAACTCCAATCTGAGTTGGAGAAGCAAAACAAAACTAACGATTATAAGGATGATCGTATGTGGCGACCAGTACTGGATGCAGCCAGTAATGGATACGCCGTAATTCGGTTCTTGCCAGCAGTTCAAGGCGAGGACATTCCGTGGGTCAAGACTTACCAACATGCATTTCGTGGTAAGGGTGGCTGGTTTATTCACAATTGCCCAACAACACTTGGTCAAAAGTGTCCAGTATGTGAAGGCAACAGTGAACTCTGGGCTTCAGGTACTGAAAGCGATAAGAATATTGCTCGTGATCGTAAGCGCAAGCTTTCGTACACTTCTAATATTTTAATTGTTGAAGACCCAGCAACTCCACAAAACAAGGGTAAGGTGTTTTTGTTTAAGTACGGAAAGAAGATCTTTGACAAGATTCAAGAACAAATGAATCCTGAATTTGCAGACGAATCAACAGTCAATCCGTTTGACTTTTGGAAGGGTGCTAATTTCAAGTTGAAGATTCGTAAGGTTGAGGGTTATGTGAATTATGACAAGAGTGAGTTCAGTGCAGCATCTGCTTTGTTTGATGGTGATGATGCAAAGATTGAAGCTTTGTGGAACAGTCAGTATCCACTGAAGCCCTTTGTTGATCCAAAGGAATTCAAGTCATACGCAGAACTCAAGGTGAAGCTTGTGGATGCCCTTGGTGGTAATCTTCGTAGCGAAGCGGGTGAAGAGGATACTTTTGAGTCAGATACAAAGGCTCGTCAAACGACACGTTCTGGTCGAAATGCTCCCAAGCAAGAAACCGAAGATGTTGATGTTGATACGTATCTTAAGTCACTTGGTAACGAGTAATAATTTAGAAATAGAGACTACCGTCGATAACCATGGACTTATCTCCCCTTTGGGAGCGGTAAAATCTCAAGATGATTAGATGAAAGTCTAATAAAATCAATATTGTCTAAGTTAAGAAAAACCCTCCAGCAATGGAGGGTTTTTTATTATGCTATATTTGCTCTCCAACTAGGCATTTGTTGGTAATCACGGCGTAATCCACCAAGAAAATCTGTACTAACACTAGTTACGCTTTGGTTATTATTTGTAACATTAGCAGAAGTGGCGTTTATCTGACCCTGACCTTGGTTTACGTCTCTTGCGTCTTTTAGGTTATTAGCATTACCAATCATGCCCATAACTTTTGCAGTTTTTGATTCAATATCACTAATACTGCTTCGATTATATGCTGCAGATTTAGCTTGTGCTAATGCTTCTCCGAATGATACTTCTCTCTGTCTTGGTGCAGTAGTTTGGCGTTTAGGAGTTATATCTTGATCGTAATGAGGACGAGCATATCTTCGTCTGTTGAGATCTCGTTCTCTTTCTTTGTTTGATTTTTCGACTTTAGTTTGTTCTAAATCTAATTCTTGTTGGTGAAATTTCTTCATTTCTGGAAGTCCTCCAGAGGTGAAATGACCATCACTTGTTTTAGGTTTTCCGTTTTCGTCTCTTCGTGGATCTAGCATTAGAAGCTCATTTCTGTGGTATTGTTTAGTCTATTGGTTTCTTCTTTTAAGTGATTTCTAATTTGTTCCAAGTAAACAGTTCGTTCCCAAGGAATCATAGTTTCTATTTCGTCTAGGCTATAGTGGTGATGATACTTCATTTGAAAGTTTTGACGATAATACAAATCTAAGGTCAAGTGATCAAAAAAAAAATTTATAAAATTAAACAGACCCTTTATCTTTATTTGTCTGGTTACACCATCAGAAGTTTTATAATTTGAGGATACTTGAATAGATGGCAAAGAATCAAAGTATTCAATAATCATGTTGAATTGCTGTGGTGTTAGATTTTGTATAAACTCTACAATTTCCTTCTCTGGCTTATCTTCACAATTGATTACTTCTTTTTGTGTTTGGATTTGCTTCAGACAAGAAGCAACATAGGAGTAAATTTTATCAGAATTTGTATTATAGTCTGGATACTTTATCAGGGTTTTGATTGTTGGTGGTGTCATAATTAATAGCAGATTATTATTGATTTTTATTTTTGGGCTACTTTTAGGCTTGTTTATTTTTATATCATTCAGAATATTAATCTTTAATATAGCATCTTCGCCTGTATCTGGGCATTTAATACTAAAAGATTCAATTTCTCCTAATGATTTGGCTCTTAGAAGCAAGAAGGCATGCTCAAAATCAGCAATACTTGATTCTTTGGCAACAAACCCATCAAAACAAGAATTAATGATATTCATTAAAGTTTTAAGAATACCAGCTTTATCATCAGAGTCTTTTACTAGTAAAAGAGACTTTTCTTCCAAAACAATCATAGGTCTAAAACACACAGATTTGCCAGACACTAGAGTTTCGCAATATTGAGGAAATGATGAAGTTATTAGATCTTTTAGAGCCATAGTATAAACCTTAAGTAATTGTATAATATCTATACATCATATCAACAATAAGAGTTAGATATTGATTTGGTGTATCATTACTGAATTGAGTAGGAATAATTTGTTTTGGATAGGCATCGTATAGTGTAATAGTTTTAACTACATTATCGTTTTGATCTAGTGCTTCTATTTCGAGTGTTCCTACAATATCAGTAAAATATTGCACTCTGGTTGAATTATTATTTGTGGTGTTTGTCCCTGTGTTAAGAAACAAAGCACTAATCCAAGAATCAAAAAAAGATCTGATATTCCATTTTTTGTCAATTATAAATTCTATAATATAACGATCATCATAATTTCTTCTGAGTGGTATACTGATTGGTGGACCAGAAGGAGACATTGTGTCTTCGTAAAATATTATAGATTGTGAAGGAGTCTGTATATTTGAAGCAAATACAGTAAATGCTGTAGGAGTAATCAGAATCCCCCCAGGAATAGCAGTAGGAGGTATTATGTTAATACGAAAACGATTAGATTTTTGAAATCCAGATGCAGTTGAAAATGCAGTAATTAATGTAGTGATATCTGATTTTTGTGGACTTTGAGGATTATTTGGCATATTATGCTCGGAATAAGTTATCTTCTGTTAAAATCTTAAAGACCCAGCCTCGTTCTTTGCAATATATTTCTGCAGCTTTCCATTTGCATGTATTGGTTTCGTAAGTAATACATTCATTTAGATGTGCTCTTTTGTTCTTTTTTGGTGTTGGTTTCACTGTTTGTTTTTTTGGTTTGATTTCTATTACGTAAGTTTCTATGATTCCGTCTTTAACTGCCTCAAATAAAAAATCTGGGTAGTATTGGTGTAATTGTTTGTCTATAGTAGATAGGTAAGGAATTTTCAATTCTTCGCTACACCAGCGAATAATATTTTCATTTTGATCTAAATATTTACAAAACTTGCGTTCCCAGTTAGATCGACAAACAATGTTGTCGGCATTGCCTACATATTTAGACACAAATTCTGGTTTATATTTGGTTTTGTATGCCATAATTGCAACTATATATCTATACCAATGCCAAACACAGAATTTATTTTTCCGCCACAAAACAGTAAATTTTATCAAGACATTCCTGTTTGGATGCAGTTTTTTTGTGCTGATTATAGTACCTTTGCTAGAAATAGAACAAGATCTAGTATTTTAAATAATGCATATTTAGTAATGTCAATTCCGTATCCGCAACAGCATAATACTTTAAATTCTCAAAATTACCAAGCAGGCGGAAGTTTAAATGTTAGAGCAATAGAAAAACAAAATATTGGTGCCTTAATAGGTGATCAGATTGCTGCAACAGCAGAATTAGCCAGTAGTTTTTTTAGTGGTGGTGGTGTTTTACGGTTTGATCACTTTGAATCCATCCTTAGTCCAGGAGCCAGAAGAACACACACATTTAATATTAATTTAATTTCAAAGAATGTAGAGGAATCGGATTCAGCCAATGCTATAGCATTAGCATTTCAGACTAATGTATTTCCTGTAGCAACAAATAATTATTTAACCATGAGGCATCCACCGTTATGGTATTTTCAGAGTATAATTACGGATGTTCGTGCTGATCCAGGCTCTGTAATTCAGACTGCTTGGGATGGTCAGCCATTACCTTGTGTTTTACGAACTGTTGATATTAATAGGTCTCCAATTTTAAATACTCCATTTATTGGATCAAATTTTAAACCAGTAGCACTTAATATTAAATTATCGTTTATTGAACTAGAACCAGCTCTTCAACGAGGAGACGGATCATTCAATATCGTAAGTCGATCAGAAAGGTTGGCTTGACCTTAAATGTTTGAATATTTTCCTAAAATTCAATATAATTTTGACGGAATTACACAAACTGTAACCAATATATTTAAATCCGTTAACGTCACAGTAGACCAACAAGATACTGTGACAACAAATACCACAATTCCTGGAGAAAGACCAGATCAATTATCGTCAAGATTATTTAACAGAACTGATTACTTTTGGTCTTTGTTTTTAACTAATGGTATTAAAAATCCGTTAAGGGAATGGGCACAATCACAGGATAGTTATACGGCACAGATTGAAAAGGAATATGATGGTTGGTATTATCAGTTTGCAAATACCTCTAATTATCTTCCAGGAGTTACTGCGTATCAAGATATTAGTAAAATTGATCCATATCAGGGAGTAGATCTAACTGGCATTAGTGTTGGAGATTTAATTATCTACGAAACAGGAACTGGACCATTTTCCATCAAATGCTTAGGTGCTGGTGGAGTTACATCTTCTGCTGATTGTGGTAGTCCTCAATTCGGACAAAGTTTAATACCAGATAATTTTAATAAACAACAAGATATAGTTCAGGTTTCTGCTGGAGATTATTTTACAGCATGTCTAGATTCTAAAGGATACATTTATGTTTGGGGTAAAACTCCATTACTAAGTTCTGCTAATTTTATTCAAAATGATCGTTTGTATTCCTCTAAAGACGGCAGATATTCGTTCATAGATGCTACTGGAGAAAATCTTATAGCAGTTCTAGATGGATCTTTGGTTTGCTTTGGTGGCTGTACTGCGTTTAATATCAATTATTCTGGTCAGACAGGAATAGTGAAAACTTCGTGGACTGCTCGTGGTGTTAGTGGTGGTGTTGCTATTAAATCTGATGGTACGGTAGTCGATTTTGGTTTAAATGGTCCTACTGGCGTTACATTGAATGATATAGCGTGTGGATACGAATTTTGTGTTGGTGTTTTAGGAAACACAAGAGGTGTTACGGTTTGGGGTAGCAACACATATAATCAAAAATCTATTCCAGGGATAACAGGCGTTACGACTATTGCTGCTGGATTTGGTCATGCATTAGCAGTAACTGATGATGGTACTGCTTATGGTTGGGGATTAAACGCTGACGGTCAAACCACAATTCCTTCTTCTGGTTATGCTTCAGTTTCTGCAGGATTCAAACATTCTGCTGCCTTAAAAACTAACGGAAGCTTGGAAGTATGGGGCAATATAACAACATACAGTAAAAATAGTGGTTGCACAGGAATAACACAAACAGTAAGTGCTACAGGATTAACTGGTGCCTTTTCTCGGATATCTTCAGGTAATGATCATATAGTACTCAAGGGGTCAGGAACAAATTACAAATATACTGGTGTTGTTGATTCGGTTGATCCTGTGTATAAAAGAATCTTTGTAAAAGCTTATCAATTCACACAAGCAACGCCAATATTATTAAACGATCCTTCAGGAACTATTGTTTCTTTTTGGAGACTTAATACTAACGGCAGATATGCAGAAATAAAAACCATCCAGCATCAATTATTAACTATTGGAAAATATTTAGATTCTACTCTTTATGTTGACCAAGCAGGTTTAATTTTAGATCCAGTTGCAGGTACTAATTGGCAATCTATTTATTTGGTGGATCATCAAACACCAGATACTAATGAATCATTTATAACCCCAAGAAAACAATTATTAGATATAGATTTATACAATAAAACTCAAATTGATCATTTAAATACAGATCAAATTACTTTACTGAAAGGAAAAATAGGTAATTTATTACTTACCGATGATGTTATAAATATAAAAACAAGTGAATTAATATGATATCAAATACTGAAATTAATTTTCCAAATATACAGATTACTAATATAGGTATTGTTAATAGCTTTGATCGAGATTTTCAGATATTTCCAAGAGGTAGTAACGGAAATGACGAATCTTTTTTACTAGATGAACTAACAATCAAAGAAGATATGTTTTCAGAAGCTGTATTTGGCTCAATAAGCTTTTTTGATTCTTCCTACATTATTGATCAATTAAATTTAACTAGTTCTTTAGATAGTGTTTATTTTACATTATATGAGGATTATCATCAATACAGAATAATAGATGTAAATGTTGCATCTGATCTTGCCAGTAAACAAGTACATGGTCCTATCGGTACTGTAAACAAAGTAACCATACGATTTTCTTCTGATTCTTTTGTTAATAAAAATTTTGATACTTTGTTTGACGCAAATTATATTGGAAAAATTTCAAAGACTAGCACAGGAACAGAAACTGAAACTGAATCAGGAACTGAATCTGCCCCACCACCAGGCTTCGACGAAGCAGAATTCCAAGCAAATGAATCTAAGATGGAGGGGTTTGTTCAGCATTTAATGGAAAAGTATAATTCAGCAGCAGGTACTGCTACAGCAAAACCCCTAAATGCTGATGATACCCATAATGATATTTGGGTAAAGACTGAGAATTTCTTTTATCCTCTATTTAAAGTAGGAACTAATTTACGTATTTCACAATTAATGAATTATGTCTGTGAATACGCTTGCTATAAAAAAAATCCTAAAGCTGTTAATTTTTTCTTCTGGGAAGATACGGAAAAATGGAATTTTAAATGCATTGAATCTCTGTTATCAGATCCAATTAAAGGAACTTATAATTTAGCAGGATATAGAGCTCAAAGTGAAAATTATTCAGATACCATAGTTGCAATGGAAGTTGTTAGCGATACCTCACCTATGAAATTGTATGACGGTGGTGCTGCGTTTAGTGAATATATTAGAGTAAGACCTGATTGGGGAAATCCATATCGTGGATTTATGGATAGCGCAAATAGCCTTCGCCACGAACAAGTGACTTACAATTATAAAGATGGTGCTGGTGATAATACTAATGAAGGTGCGTGGAAAAGAATTGCACCATTTTCACCATTTACTGACTATATTTTAGAAAAATATAAAACAAAACAAGATTATTCAACTGTTAGAATTTCAGATTTAAGTTATGGTTTTTATAGTAATACGTATAACACCAAAGATCTTCCTTGGTGGAATTATTATGATTTTACTTCTCCTTTTGGATATACTGGTGATAAGATGGCATTATCTAAAGATAAAGGTGGTATGGAAATTAAATCTAAAACCGATTTGTTTAGTAAACATCCAGGATCTAAAGAAGTTTCGAGAATTGATTCTGAATATTGGCAAGCACAATATGATTTTTCTGAATTACCTGGAGCATTTCTTAGAACAATCTATAAAGATATTAAATGGGCATTAACTGATGCCAGAACCAAATATGCGGAAGCTAAAGCAACAAAAATGCAATGGGACGTTTATCGTAATACCATTTGTTGTGATTCTGATTCTAGTTTCCAATCAAGTACATTTTTTGCTTATTTATGGGCTTCAACTCTAATTTCTGGTGAAGCACCAGGAGGAGTGTATCAGTATTATTGGAAACAAGTAGAATTATGGCCTCGATCTGAAATTGAAAATATGACAGATACGTCTTATGAAATTATAAAATCAGAAACTACTCCATTTTATTTTGCATTCATAAGTTCTCCCAAACTTGCATCTGGAGAAGCTTATAATTTAAATGAATTATTAAACTCTTATGCACCATCTAATTTCGAAAATGCTAATGGTATTTCTGGTTCAGTTAATGATATCGGTCAACCAAATTTACATAAAACATTAACTATAGGTCCTGGTATATCTGTTCCCACCGACACTATGCCTGCTGATATTAAAAAATACGCAACTTCATATCCAACATCTTATAAGATGAGAGCCATAGGCAGCTACAGAATAACTAATCAATTTTGTAGTGGTCTATCGATAAATTCTGCATCAACAGAAAATTCTCAAGCACGAAATCTACCTGGTGTTAATATAGGAAATACTGGAGCAGCTGATAGAAATAATAAAAATTATTATGGTGGTAAAATTGTGCAAATGCGCAGAGTACCAGCTAGTATGATGAAAGATCTTAAAGGATTTACTTTAGGGGACAATATACAATCTCCATATATTTATCTTTTTGATTCTGAAAATGCTCATGATGGTATGTGTAATGAAGGATGCACAGGAGGCAATGCAACACAATGAGTGATAGAGTATCAGAATTTTCTATATTCTCTGAAGATGATTATGGACCAATTGGAAACGGAAAACAAACAGGAAGTTCCAAGTATCCTATCACATTAAACACAAATGATCTAGGTTCTTATGAAATAAGTAATCTAGGACCTTGTATGAATCCTAAAGGATATGTTTCTAATACTAATTGTCCAAAAGACAATCCTCTTTGTAATTGTCCTCCAGAATCAAAACCAAAGAAGGTAGAACCAACAGATGCTGGATTATTAGCATTAAAAGCAAATACTAATGAATGTTATTTAATAAAAACTTATCTTTCTTCTAAATGGTTTGGAATTGATTATTCTAATCCTAAATGTTCTTATAATTGTTTTGAAGAAACATCAGATTCTACTTCTGAGGGATCTACTTCTGGTTCTGGTCTGACTGCCATTCAAAAATCTACAATAGGAGGAACTACACCTAGTAGAAAAGCGTTTGGTCAAGGAGCAACACAAGGTAAAACAGGATCGTTTTGGACTGTTCCTGGAGACGTAATTGGTCAAACTCTTGATGATGATATTGTTATAACTGGTTCGACTGCTGGAGGTTCGACTGCTGGAGGTTCGACTGCTATTAATAATTTTAAACATTATTTAGAATACTCTAAAACAAATGCTACTTTTTGGTATACGCCTAAAGAAACCCCACTTTATCGAAAAGCTCAAACTGCTCTATTAACATATCAACGAATAAAAATTGTTGTAAATGGCGATTTTAGTATAAAGCCAGGTAATCTAGTAGCTATAAACATGCCAACTCCAGAAATGCTTAACATAGACGAAACAAGATTTCACGGAACATGGATGGTTTACAGAAACGAACACATAATTACTAGCCAAAAGCACTCCATGATTTTATATCTAATGAGGGATGGTAATTATCATAATCCAAACCGAGAATTTAATATAAACATAGAAAAGAAGGTATAATGAGCACAAGATTTACAGACATAGACTTTCTTCTCACTAAAAATGACTTAACAAACGACGTAAATGTTAAGTATGATGGTAATGCTATCTCACAATCTATAAAAAACATCATACTAACTACACAAAAAGAAAAACTATTTTCTCAATCTTTTGGGGGAAATGCTTATGATTTAGTGTTTAATTCTCCTTCTCCTTTGACTCTTGCCAGTAAACGAGCATTTTTTGTAGCTGCTTTAAAAAATAACGAACCAAGAGTCAACGTTCAGAGTATAAATATTGTGGATTCGGGAGAAGGTCGTTGGCTTATAACCGTATTATATCGCACAGCTTACAATCAAACTAATCCTCTTACCGCAGATCAAATTGTAACAATAGCAGTATAATAAGAAAATAAAAATGGCAAATCCTAAAATAAACATATCCTCTCTTACTTTTGATGACATTAAAACCTCGTTAAAAGCCTATTTGAATAATCCAACCTTAAATCCTCAGTTTGTTGGTTATAATTTTGACGGATCTGCCTTAAATACCCTGTTGGATATCTTTTCTTACAACACACTGTTTTATTCTTTTTACAGCAATATGATTGCTAATGAGACGTTTTTGAGTACTGCTAGTCTAGAAAATAGTATTGTTTCTCTAGTAAAGCCGCTAGGATATTTGGTTCCAGGCAAATCGTCAGCTAAAATTCAGTTAAACGTGTCTCCAGCTTCTGGTAGTGTTACAGTTAATCCTTATTCTACTGTATTTACTGGGTTTAGTCCTTCTGGAGCTTCCTATTTGTTCTACTCCACCGAAGAAGTTTCGGTAGCCTCTGAAACCGATTTAATCATTTATGAAGCAAAATCTGTTGTCAACAATCTAGAAGTAACTGTTGATATCACGGAACAAAAGGTATTTTTAGGAAACACTAATGTTGACATTAATACTCTAACACTAAAGGTTAATGACGTTGCCTGGACAAAGTATAATACGTTTCAGAGTAATCCAGGATCCGAAGGTACGGTTTATTTTCTAGACAGAACTTCTGCTGGTTTTTACGTTATATTTGGTAAAAAGACTATTAATGATTATCAAACAACCTTTGGTAAAACTATAGCAGAAACAGATGTAGTAACAGTATCTTATCTTATTCCTTCTGGTGCTGGTGCAAATAATATTAATTCTGTCAGTAATACTAATCTGGTGGTAAACAGCACAATACCGTCTATCGGTGGTGCAGATGGTGCAGATCTAGATTTAGTTAAATTCTTTGCTCCCAAGATGTTTGCTGCTAATGATCGTGCCGTTACCAGAGATGACTATTACGGAGTATTGTTTAATTCTGATGTTCTTCCCACCAGCATTACCACACAAGATCAAGTGAATGTATGGGGCGGAGAAGAAGCGGATCCTCCAGCCTACGGAAGAGTATTTGTTTCTTTTGCAGACGAAACCTTGGACAAAACAACACCATCGATTCAGAAATGTATGGAATTTTTGAAAACTAAAAGTGTTGTTACTGTTATTCCAGAATATGTGGAACCTCAATTAATAACAGCAAATTTAAATATACTTCTTGGAAATGCCAGAACAACACAGTTAATACCAATTCAAAACACTATCAACGACTTCTATAATACCACAAAAACATTTAACGACAGCATTAATATGGGTGATATTGTGGACCTGATCTCTTTAGGATTATATCCAAACGTAACTAGTATGTATTTAGAATCTGCTTCGTTAGTACTAGAAGTTTACAGTTCATCAGTATCAAAAAATGTATATTTTAAAAACGAATTTGCTTCTGTGACTAGTATTTTACCAGTAGGATCTGCAGTATATTCAGGCAGTTTCTTGTATAACGGAAACACAATTATTCTGAAGGACAAACCAACCATATTTGACGAAAACAATTTTGGTTTAGAGGGTGAACTTCACGGTTATTCTGGAACTACTGATGTTGGTGTTCTAGGATATGTGAATTACGTTTCTGGTTACGTTACTATAAATGCCAATGTTCTTCCGACAACAACGACCACATCTATTATAGCGATTCCAAAATACCCAGATGCTATTATAATTAAAAATGAATTTGTATTAATAGCAAATACCACAGTAAGAATATAAAATATGTTGTTCTTATTTAATAAAAATATTCCAAATAAAAATTATGCGGTTAATATTAACGTATCTGGAATAGATGCTGAAATAATCACAGCAAGTGTTAGATCTACCTCTCAAGAGATTTATAATTTTTATACTCCAACTCAACAAATTACCACATCTTGCCATTATCCGTTAAATGTTGCAGAATTATTTCCGTATTGGTTACAAAAAGACAGTGCTAATACTACTAGTCTAATTACTCTAACAGAAACATATTACCAGTGGTTAAACTGTAGCACACAAGACATTAACGAAGTAAGCTTTCTTCGTCTAGAAGATCTTACAGATTTAGAACAAATGCCAGGGAATTATGTAAAGCATTTAGCCAATACCTATTTAAACGCTTTACCGTCTGAATTCATTAATAGTGAAGATTATACTGAAGGTATAATCGATGAAAGTAAAGTAAGAAATTTAATAGACAACGTAAAAGTCAACCTTTATGCTCGTAAAGGCACAGATGAAAGTTTTAAATTTGTAATAAATGAATTATTCGAGATAGATCCTGATAGAATTACCGTTTCTTATCCTAAAAAATACGTAATGCGCCTAAATAGTGGTCGATTTGATGGAATGTCTGATAATTTATCGGATATGACCGACAGTTATTTGAATTATTCTGTTCTTTATGACGCAAACTACCTGTGGCAAGATTATTCTTACGTAGTTAATGTGTCTGGGTTGACTGCAGAAACTTATCAAACCACAGTTCGTCCTCTATTGCATCCAGCAGGAACCATTGATTTTTATCAAACCAGACAAGACATTTTTAATAATTTACAGGATTCTGTTGTTATTGGAAAAAACGAAATACCAATTATAAAAAATTATCGAGGATATACTCTTGGTTCTAGCGAGTCTCTTGCTGTCTGTTATCCTGGATTTACTTCTGCTCCAACATACACATTCCCAACATGGGACCAAGAAATTTATGATAAATACTATATTGGCATGACTTTTGGCATGATAAATATAGAAGACTTTCTATTGTTATCTCCGATATCAGGCTATACCTATGCAAACGAAACACGCAGCGTCACTACTTGCCCATAACTAAAAGAATAATCCACCATGACACAACCCAACTTATCAAACTTAACATTACAACAAGTACCAAAAGAATTATTCTTGATTCTGGGGGGAAACAGAACGGCAATTACGGCTGGTTTTGATCCTTATGCAGACGCTTCTATTGCTCAAAGAATTCCAGAAAACAAGAGATGTTTAGTTGCAAACAACAATATATGGCAAGCAGGAAAAATCTACACTCCTTGGACACTGGAAGCTACACAAAATTATTATGTTTTAAACCAAAGCAATAATATCGTATATTTGTGTGTAGGCGATAATTCTAATAATGTAATAAACGGAACAGTGCTTACTTCTGCCGTTATTCCAAACCATACTACTCCCACAGTAAATCTTTATGATGATGGTTACAACTGGTTGCCTCTATTTAAAGTTGATCCTAGTCAGTATACCTTTATCAATAAAACAGATCTTCCTTTATATGATATTTCTGTGAAACAAGAATATAGTACATTTGCAGAAAAATACGAACCTCTTTGCGGATCAGGAGTTACTAGTTTTGGTTGTTGCTGTTTGTATTTCAAAGAGCCAAGTACAGACGAAATAACCAACGAAGTATATCTTCAGGGCGATCTAACTAATGAAACTATATTTTCTGATTGTTATGAATGTCAAAAACTGGCTGATAATTTAGATCGTCAGGCTATATTTTTAAGAGGCTTGACTGCTGGTGGCATCACCACAAACAATACAGGTGAAAATCCTTTATGTGCTGCTACAACTACGATAAAAACTTTATCAGAAGAATTAACAGAAAGTAAAAATACTTTTACTCCAGGCAGCAGCAACGAATTTGCTGTAAAGCTATTGTCTGAGTTTTCGAGTACTAACGGTGTTATGGTTGCTCGTATTAATTTAACTAATCTGACGCTAGCTCAACGAACACTTTCTAGTTCAAATCCAATTGTCTCGATTATAGATCCTATTGGTTCTGGTGCTAGTGTTCGATTAAAAACCAATCAAATTGGTGTCAATTCCTACGAAGTCTACGGAATTGAAACATCCGCATATGGTAAAGATTATTTACTTCCAGATCTTCTGATTAGTGGAACCACTGCAGGAAACCCATTAAATACCGCAATTACTTTATTTACATTTCCTGATAATATTTTTGAAAGCACTGAGGTTTTGGTTCCTGGACAAAGGTATAAAATTAATTCTACCATATTAAGTACAGATATTTCCAGTGTTTCTGGAATTGACAACATAAATAAGTATGGTATTCTTGCTAATCCAGGTTTTACTTCAGAAAATGGATCAGCTCAGTTTGTACAGAATAGCGCAACAACTACTACTTTGGAATATCGTGTATTTCTTGGTCTTAAATCGGAAATTCCGTTATGTACAGCATCGTAAAGGACTAATATGGCAAACACAGATCCAGTCAAAAGCATAAACCTTTCTCCGAGTAGCTATGTTACACTTAATGCTACACAGACAGCTCGCAATTCAAATGCAGGAAATTATCAAGTATTTTCTACCCTAAGAAAAACTAGTAATGGCAAAATTACATACAGTAATACCGTTGATGAGACATGTACTCAGACTGGTTTGGTTGCTTACGTAACTGATATTCCTGGTGCTATAAAACTCGGTGATACGTGGACTGTTGGCGGATTAGATTATGTGGTTAAATGGGTAGAACCTGTTCCTGTTATTGACAAAACCAAAGGAAAATATGTGTCTACTGGTGTTCTGGACTTTGGAATATCTACTGGAGGAATATCTGGTGGTGCCACAGGATCAGTAAAAGCATACAACTTTGATATTAGCATAAATACATTTACAGGATAAAAATAACCACCAATGAGCATACCAGAACCATTTAAATCAGGATTTCCGCTTAAATCGAATCCTTTTCGAAGTAGAATTGAATTACAGATGGATGCTGCAAAAAATTATTATGCAGTAGCTTTTCGTCCTGGTTTTCCTCTGCAAGCTGCAGAACTTAATGAAATGCAAGAGATTTTTTACGTTCAGCAGACTTTGACTCAAACCATGATGTCTTCTTGGCTCACCAAGGTGATATTTGATGCTCAAGCTGGTGGTTCGGTAGAAGGTCCAGGTTGGGATGGTTGCACTCCCCTCAATCCTAATCTTATT